TCGGCGCGTTCTCTGGCGATGGTGCCTGGACCGCCGACCGCGTGACCGGGCGCATCGCCAAGCAGCCACGCGGTCCCCGAAAGCCGGGCGTATTCCGCAACCGGCCGGAACTGTCCAATAACGGCAGTGGCGTGTGCAACCAGACGCTGCGAGAGCCGGGCGTATTCCGCAACCGGCCGGATTTGTCCAATAACGGCAGAGGCGTGTGCACCGCTGCGATGCGCGAGCCCCACGTCTGCGACGAGACGCAGCACTACCATCCAACCACCATGCCCAGGCTACGAGCGTGGTTCGCGCTGCTCTCCGCCCGTCTGCGCCACGTCCGCATCCTCAACGGTGACTGGAGCCGCCTCTGCACCACCGGCGCCATGCACACGCTCACCGTCCGCCAGGGAGGCCACGTCGGCGTGTTCCTGGACCCGCCCTACGCCGACGACATCCGCGCAGGCGGCCTCTACAGCCACGACAGCGGCAGCGTCACCACCGCCGTCCGCGAGTGGTGTATCGCCAACGGCGATAACCCACGCCGCCGCATCGTCCTGGCCGGCTATGACACCGAGCATGTCGCGCTGGAGCAGCACGGATGGAGCGTGCACGAGTGGTTCGCCCATGACGATATCCTGAGCGGTGGAATGGGCAATCAGCAACACCGCGAGCGCCTGTGGGCATCCCCACACTGTCTGTCCCAGCGGGCGGCACAGGCCGACTTATTTGGACAGGGTCTTGACGTGGGGAAATAAACGGTTGTCAATGTGCCAATCTCGTCACAGATGCGGGAGAGGCAATGATGCCGATCCGCGCTGAAAATCGCAGCCGCTATCCGAAGAACTGGAAAGCCATCAGCCGCGCCATCCGCGAGCGGGCCGGCGGTATGTGCGAGTGGGAACGCTGCCAGGCAGTCAACGGGCTGCCGCATCCGCGCACCGGCAGCAAGGTCGTGCTCACCGTCGCGCATCTCGACCACACCCCAGAGAACTGCGACCCGTCTAACCTCATGGCGATGTGCCAGCGCTGCCATAATCGCTATGATGCCAGCACGCGACAGGCCGGCATTCGATCGCGGCGCTTTGCGATGATGGCGGCAGGAGACTTGTTCGAATGAGCGAGTTGTCCGTCCGATACCTCCCGCTCGCTGATCTCGCGCCGTATCCGAAGAACGCCCGCACCCATTCACCCGAACAAGTCGCGCAGATCGCCAGCAGCATCCGCGAGTTCGGTTTCGTCAACCCCGTCCTGGTCAACGAGCGCAATAGCGTCATCGCCGGCCATGGGCGCTTGCTCGCCGCCGTGAGCCTGGGGATGGAGCAAGTCCCGGTCATTCGCTTGGAAGGCTTGTCTCCCGCCCAGGTCCGCGCGCTGCGCCTCGCCGACAACAAGCTGGCACTCAACGCGGGATGGTCCGACGAGTTGCTGCGCGCCGAACTGATCGACCTCAAGTTCGAGGGCTTCGACCTCGGCCTCACCGGCTTCTCCGGCCTGGAGCTTGCCGACCTCCTTACGCCACGCACCGACGGCCTGACCGACCCAGACGATGTGCCCGAGGCACCCACTGTCCCAGTCTCTGAACGCGGCGATGTGTGGCTGCTCGGCCGCCATCGGCTGGTGTGCGGTGATGCGACAAGCGAGGTCGATGTATCGCTATGTCTCCCTGGCGTGCGCCCGCACCTCATGGTCACTGATCCGCCTTATGGCGTGAATTATGACCCTGATTGGCGTAATCGGACTGATCGTGCCAACGGTAAGCCCTATGGCGCTCGCGCCATAGGGCGCCCAGAGAACGACGATCGGTCGGATTGGAGTGAAGCGTATCTGCACCATCCAGGGGATGTGGCCTATGTGTGGGTACCGGCGGGGCCGGCACTATTCAGCTTTTGGCAAACGCTAATGGCCAGCGGTTTCGAAGTCCGCATGCAAATAATATGGGCCAAGCAGCACTTTCCAATTGGGCGGGGTAACTATCATGTCCAGCATGAGGGTTGCCTATACGTGGTGCGCAAGGGAAGGACTGCGCACTGGAACGGTAGCCGATCACAGACGACGTTGTGGCGCATCGACAAGCCGTTAAAATCTGAAACCGGGCATAGCACTCAAAAGCCAGTCGAGTGCATGCGTCGCCCCATAGAAAACAACTCCAGCCCCGGACAAGCGGTCTATGATCCCTTCGTCGGCTCCGGCACAACGATCATCGCCGCAGAGATGATGGGGCGCGCCTGCCACGCAATCGAAATCAGCCCGCAATACGTTGATGTAGCAATCCAGCGCTGGCAGAACTTCACGGGCCAGCAAGCGACGCTAGAACGCACCGGACAGACATACGCTGAACGTGCCGAGGAGGTAGCCATGGAGAAGGCCGATACTTTGGACGCTTAATAGAGCGCGTCCATTTCGGATATCCCATGGCAAAGGAACGCAAGCGTGGGCCAGGGCAACCGGCTCACATCCCGACAGACAAATCACGGCAACTCGTACAAGTCCTAAAGGCCAACGGCAATACGCTAAAGGTCATTTCCATGGTCATCGGCATTTCAGACGAAACGCTGATGAAGCACTACCGTAAAGAACTTGATAGCGGCTTTGCGCAAGTTAAATCGATGATGGGAGCTGCTGTCGTCAAGTCCGGCCTCGCAGGCAACATAGGTGCACAGCGCTATTGGCTTGCATGCTTTGGTGGCCCCGAGTGGCGCGCGCCGCGCGATACGGACGATGCAACGCTGCAAGCCGGTGGCAACACCACGATCATCATTAAGGGCGGTCTCGCATCGGTGCAGCAGCAAGAGCCGGCACAATCCAACGGGCACGATACGAGCGACGGAACGGCGACGACGGACGACGCGCATGACAAGAGAAGAACAGCAGGCGGTGACGGTTTAACGTAGGTTTTGCGCCGGCTTAACTATCGGTTGCGCGCAATGTGGTTGGTTTCTGATCCCACTAGGGAAGGAACCAACGAATGTTCACCGCAAAGACCGAGACCGCCATCTTTGACAACGTCATTGCCAATTGCGCGCCCAACATCCCGCGCGACCGGCGATGTCCTCCCCATGCGATCGTATCGCCTGAAGAAACCATCAACATCCTAGAGCACTGGACCTACATCGCGGGACACGACCTGCACATTGCTAGGGTTCTGAACCGCGCTGGTCAGTTCCACGGCGATTTCGCCTGGACGACGATGATAGCGCGGCAGATGGGCGACGATGCGGCCCACGCTGAATTCCTCCGCGACTATATCCACGCTCGTTGCGGCACAGACCCATTGCGGCGCATCGAAGCGATCGCCGACATGCACGACGAGCTACTGGACGATATTCCGTCGCGCAACATCTATGGCTTTATCGCCTGGGAATTGCATTACGAGTTCTACATCCTCGCGCGGCTAATGACGGAGCGGCGCACGGCGCGGCTCAACGATCCGGGGATTGCCGAATTCGCCACCGCACGGATCGGGCCGGACGAGGAAGAACACCGGCTTCGCGTCGTGACTTGGGTGATGCGGTGGCTGGCCAGCCTGGACAAAGAGCGGCGCCACGAAGTCGCGGCGAATGTGCTGCGCTACGATGACGAAATCCAGCACCGCCTGTGGTCGTATCTGCACTTGCGCTATCAGCAGTCGGCGCTTTCCACGCAGACCGACGTTGCCAATGCTGGCGCTGTCTATGACGGCTTCCGGCGAGGTGTCCAAACGGCGGTGCTCGGCATTGCTAGCACCGTCAGCGTGGGGGCGCTGTCATGAGCGTCCTGGCATTGTTCACGGCTCATCCTGCCACGAAGGACGAGACGTATCTGCAGCACGGTTGGTTTGCGGCGCGCTTTGGCTTTACGCTCATCGGCTGCGGCTTGGCCGCGCTCACGCACGCGCTTCTGCCGTTCGTCTTCGAGTTCACGGCGAGCAACAAGGTGCGGGATATGTATGGCGTGCTGCGTGAGCGCTACCACTGGGACTAGGGACAAGCGCAAAATAGTTCGGAGTGCTGATGGCCTACATCCGGCGCGAGCGCCGTGGCGGCGGCGAGATCGAGATCGAGTTACCAACGCTGCACGCCGATCAGACGAAAGCGTATCAGCTCCCCGGCCGGCACAAGGCGATCCGCTGCGGTCGGCGGTGGGGCAAAACGATGATGGCTGAGACGATCGCCTGTGACGCAGCAATCCGAGGCGAATTCGTTGGGTGGTTCAGTCCGCAATACAAGTTCCTCTCGGAAGCCTACAACGATATCGTCGACTATCTGGCGCCGGTCATCTATCGGGCCTCGCGCATGGAGGGCGTCATCCGCCTGACGACAGGCGGGCGCATCGACTTCTGGTCGCTGGATAATGATCGCGCCGGCCGTTCGCGGCGTTATCATAAAGTCATCATCGACGAAGCCGCATTCTGCAAGCCCGACATGATGGACATATGGCGCAAGTCGATCGAGCCGACACTGCTCGACTATGTCGGATCGGCGATCGCGGCCTCCAACACGAACGGCATCGACCCGAGGAACTTTTTCTATCGCATTTGTAGCGAGGCGGAGTGGGGATTCGCCGAGTATCACGCTCCGAGTGCCAATAACCCGTATCTGTCGGCAGACGAGATCGAGGCGCTGCGGCAGCGCTCGCATCCTCTGGTGTTCCGCCAGGAGTATCTCGCAGAATTCGTCGACTTCGGCGGTGCCGCGTTTTTCTCTACGCAATCGCTGCTCGATGAGAACAGCCAGCCTGTCAGCTACCCGCCGTTCTGTGATTGCGTCTTTGCCGTCATCGATACAGCCATCAAGGATGGCAAGGAACACGACGGCACGGCGGTACTCTACTGTTCCGCATCGATGCACCACGGCTACCCGCTGATCCTGCTGGATTACGACGTGTTGCAGATACCCGGCTCGCTGCTGGAGGAGTGGCTGCCGGGCGTGTACCGCAGACTAGAGGAGCTATCACGCGAATGCCGGGCGCGACGCGGCTCGCTGGGCACGTTCATTGAGGACAAGGGCAGCGGCACGATCTTGTTGCAGCAGGCGCGCAGGCGCAACTGGCGCGCTACGGGGATCGATATTAAGCTGACCGATCTAGGCAAGGATGCCCGCGCCATCAACGCCAGCGGCTACGTGCACCGCGGCATGGTCAAGATCAGCCATACCGCCTACAACCGGGTGATGGTTTTCAAGGAAGTATCCTGCAATCATCTGCTGACGCAGGTCGTAGGCTATCGCGTCGGCGTCGATGCCGGCGTGGGCAGTGACGACTTGCTCGACTGTTTCTGTTACGCTATAGCTTTGACCCTGGGAGATGCCAAGGGGTTCTAGGCGCCATCACCCGGCCCGCCACTCGGGCGGCGGCAGGCGCTTGACGGCATAGGCCAACTCGGTGACCCACTCGGCAATGCTCTGCGGGATGACCGCCTGCCCGTATGCCCAGCGCTGGACGATGGTGGGGCTGCACTCCAGCCGCCGCGCCATCTCGCGCAAGGGCCAGCCTAGCGTCTCCAGGTGGGCGGTGAAGGTATCGGGGGTCATGCGCGCGGGTCGAATGCATCGACCAGCACGATGTCGGCGCGCTCGACAAGCCGGCCCTCGAGCCAGCCGGTCATGATCCGCTTGCAAGCCATAATCACGTCTGCGTCGTTGTTGGCGCGGGCCAGCGGAAGAACGCGGCGGGCTTGCTCTGTGCGGAACTCGGTTACTCGCATCATCTGTTTGTCTCCGTCTATGTATCCAATATAGCCACCGTCTGTGGCCATGTCAACCACTAAATCCACAGCCGACGAATTAATTCGAGGCCCTT